ACATACCGATCATATTGGGAAAAACAAACCTTTAAATGGATTGAAAAACAAAAGAATGTTCGTTGGTGGAATTCAGAAGAAACTATTGTACCATATATATGTGGTACCGATAATAAACCCCATCGATACTTCATTGACTTAACTATTAAGTTTAATAATGGAAAGGTATTATTGGTTGAAATAAAACCGCACGGGCAAACACTACCACCTAAACGAAAAAAGAATCTTAATGAATCATTAAGGTATATTAAGAATATTTCTAAATGGAAGTATGCTAAAAAGTATGCAGATAATAGAGGTTATCATTTTGAAATATGGACGGAGAAGACTTTAGAGGGATTTGGTATTAACAAGCATCAAAGACTAAGGTGGGTAAGAAGACTTGGAAGTCGTTTAAGAAAATTAAGAAGAAGGTATAAATAACAATATGGGAAGTTTATTCGACAAACTAGAAAGTGAAGCATACAGACGAGGTCTTCAAAAGAGATCTAAAGAAGCACAAGATTGGTTTAGATCTCAACTCAGAGGTATGAAAAAAATCAATATGCATAAAATGCTTAAGGATGATAGATTAAAATTAAAACAAAGGCCAAGGATTGGTGATATGTTTATGTATATCTATGACCCTAAACACAGAAAGACATTACCATATTATGATAGGTTCCCATTAACTATTATGGTAAGTAAAGCACCTGGTGGATTTTATGGGCTTAATTTACATTACCTTCCATTAAAACAACGTGCAATGTTTTTGGATAGATTAACTGAAATTGCAAATAACAAAAAGTTTGATGAAACAACTAGATTAAAATTAAATTATAGTCTTTTAAAGTCTGCAAAGAAATATAAATACTTTGCTCCATGCTTTAAACATTATTTAACAAGTCAAATAGATTCTAAAATCGTAAAGGTTGAGGCTTCAGAATGGGATATTGCTATATTCCTACCTACTGAAAACTTTGCTAAAAAGACTAAAGGTTTTGTTTGGAAACAAAGTAAGAGGAAATATTAATGATACCAGTATCCATAGATAGTTTAAAGTCAACCATAGGAAGACGTGGTGGTATTGCTCGTGGTAATAGATTTGCAGTATATTTTACCCACCCAAACCAACAACAAGGTTTATTAAATACTGATTTTACCGGACTAGCTTCAAACCTATTAACGTCTGTTATTAATGGTGGTTCTATAGACCCTATGATATTTTTTAATGACCCAAGAGATATGTTTTTACTTTGTGATACTGTGCAAATACCAGGCAAAAGAATTAGCACAACCGAACGAAAGGTAACACATAAATCAATAAAGATACCATATTCATATGCAGTAGATGAAGTAACATTTTCTTTCATATTAACAAATGATTATTATATTAAAAAATATTTTGATTCATGGCAAAATATGATTGTTAGTAGTAATGATAAAAAAATAGCATATAAGAATACATACACAACTGATATTGTTATACAGCAAATAACAGGTGGTAATGATTTTATACCTGCATATGGAGTTAAGTTATTAAATGCATTTCCTATATCAATTGATGCTATTCAATTAGGCAATGCTGTTGGAAATGATTCTTTAAGAATAAATGTTACAGTCGCATTTGATGACTGGGTGGAAGAAGGATTAATGGATTCTGTAGAATCATTAATCGATCATGGAAAATCCCTATTGGGTGGAACGAAGAATCAATTTTCTTCAATCTATAATACAGTGAAGGGATATTTGTAAATAATGGAGATATAGTATGTTACCAACAATTGAAGTACCAAAATATAATTTAACAATACCATCAAATGGTACTAATATTAGATATAGACCTTATCTAGTAAAAGAAGAAAAAATATTATTAATGTCCTTGGAATCACAAGATGACAAGATGATTGATAAGGCGATTAAAGATACAGTATCAACATGTATTATTGATGATATTGATATTAATAGATTAACTAATTATGATGTAGAATTTTTATTTCTAAATATAAGAAGTAAATCTGTAGGTGAAAAAGTAAAAATTTTAGATCCTTGTGATAATGAGGAATGTGATGAAGAACCCACTATAACAATTGATTTAGATAAGATTAAAGTAAAAAATCTTAATAAGATAAAAGAAAATAATAGATTTAATATTGGGTCCAATCTAATAATTGATATTAAACCATTAACATTATATGATACGGATCTATTAATAGATGTACCTGAAGATGATGTTTTAGTTGCTACTGTAGCTGCTTCTATTGATATTATTTATGATGGTGATGAAATATTTAAAACTGAAACAATCCCATTAAATGAAGTAATGGACTTTGTTAATAATATGAATTTAGAACAATTTAACCCAATGTTACAAAGAATTCTTAACGATAGAGGTTATGTTGCTTATGATCATGAATGGACATGTCATAAATGTGGGCAAATAAACAAAAGAGAGTATAAAGGACTCAGTGATTTTTTTATATAGCCCTTTCACATGATACTTTAGAAAATATGTATAGGTTAAATTTTATTATTATTAATGAAAATAATTTTTCTTTAACTGAACTTGATAATATGATACCATGGGAAAGGGAAATTTATACTGCTCTTATTCAAAATAAACTTAGAGAGGATGCTAAAAGAGGATAATTATGGCTAAAACACCAATAAACGCAAAGGCAATAAAAGCTGGACAACGTGTAACAAGAGCATCGTCTGGTGATCCATTAACAGAAAGAATGAATCTATCTGGTTCTATGGATAGAGCTGAATTTGGAGCTTCTTCTGGTATGGGGCAAATGGCTGATCAAATTGGTATGGGTAATGAAAGAAACGCCCAGTCATTAGATCATGTATCCAACCAACTTAATGGTGTTAATGGTACCTTAAATGATTTAAATTCTAATATGGAAACTCTAAAGAAATTAGAGGGAGCATCATTACTATTTGAATTTGCCAAATTTACTGAATTCGGAAAAACATTTGATGGAATGGATGACCAATTTGGCGGCATGCAAGAAATGTTTGAAAAAATGGACAAGGGTTTTACTTCAATGGGTTATTCTCTTGATGAAATTGTTGCTAGAACTGAAGCTGGTACCAGAGCAATAGTAAAAGCAGTTTCTCAATTTCATAGCTTTATGGCTGGTGATAGTACTGTTACAACATTAGATAGAATGAATGTTGCTTCTAATGAGCAAACTGATGCGGTGATGAAACACAGAACAATTAGACAAGCTCAAAGAGAATTCTTTAAAGATGAAGGCATTGAAACAGGTAGTATTGTACACGCATCACCTGAACAGAAATTGGCATTTGATGAAGTAAATAGAAAAAAATCCAGAAAGATGGAAAAATATGCTGCTGATAACTATGAACGTAGAGAGCAACTTGATCCACAAGATATAAATTATTGGCGACATGAAGGTAGAAGACAATTACCACCAAATGCAAATTTACATTTATTTAAGGGTAAATTTGGAGGCGGTCGTGGTGGTGGTGGTGGTACTGGGCCTGCTGGTCCTGCTACAGCTGGTAAAGGAAAAAAATTAGGTGAAGCTTTATTAGAAAATGCTGATGTAGGTGTATACACTCCTAATAATGGTTCTGATGGTGGTACGTACAGGGGTAAAAAGAAGAGAATGACTCCTGGCCAAATAAGAGAAATGCTAGAAAAGGATCCTGATAAATTGCGTAGAATTATTGGTGATCCAGCAATGGATGCATTATTGGCAGGTGAGGCTAATATTATGGATTCAGGAATTATTAGATCAAGTACAACTTCGTCGGGTAAAGGTGTGAGTGGTGCAGGTATGAGTGGTGCTTTTGGCGGTATTCAAAAAGGTTCTGAGGCAGCTGATGATATTAAGAAATTAGTTAAATCAAATGATGGTATTTTAAAACTAACGAAAAAAGCAGATACAGGTGGATTGGCAAAAAACGAACAAGATAAAGAAAAGTTAAATGAGATAAGAAAATTAAAATCTACTGAACACGCAAGTAAACGTAAAGGTATGCATACTGCGGCAATAGGTCTAGGTGGTATGGCCATGCTTATGGCGGCAGGTGATGGCGTTGCGGGTGGTATTGGTAGTGCTATTGGTGGCGTAAGTGATATGTTCACGACACCAAAACCAAAACCAAAACCGAAAGTAGATACGAAACCAAAACCAAAAGTAGATACGAAACCAAAACCGAAACCAAAACCTCAAAACGCCAAGGTAAAAACAACGAAGAGTCTTACTAAAAGATGGAAAGAACTTGCTAAGAAATTTGGTGGTAAAAGACTTAAAGCATTCGTGGGTAAAAGATTAGCACTTAGTGGTACTGCTTTACTTATACCAGGTATTGGATGGCTTATAGGATTGATTGGTGTTATATGGACCGCATATGAAATTTATGATATATTAGATGAATTTGAAAAAGAAGCGATGGCAGAAGATCAAGGAATTAAAGAAGGTGAGGCTATAGATGATGCAGCACCAGGTGGTGATACCACCACACAAGATGTCGATCGTAGAGGCAGACCAATAACTATATTAGATGCAGCGGGTAATCCAATTACTAATACTTCATCAGCTGATATGCAAGGTGCTGTTGATGCTAAGAATGCTAATTTAAATAATGCAGCTGCTGCTAATGCAGGGCAAACTTTAAATGATAATAAACAAGTTATTGATTCAGGTAATACAACAACAATTCATAATTATGGATCATTTAGTCCTGATAGAATAAATACTGATGATATATCTGTTAGAGTACCGGCCGAAGGTTGGATAACTCCTGGCATCTAATTACTAAAAACCCCACCGAAGTGGGGTAAAACAAAGGATGTTTTAAGCTTCAGCAGCTAATTTAGCAAAGTAACTCATCGTATCATCAGTACTTGCCTCTTTAGTAACCGGTGGTGGTGAAGCATTCTGTGTAACAAATGGTGATTCAATTTTCTCATCCAAATCAACTTGTTCAGCACTTGAAGTAACTGCACCTTCCTCACCAAGCACACGAGTCAGTTTAAGATGAAGTTCATCATATGACTTGAATGATGATGCGTCAGTAAACTCTTTGAGAGAATATTGATTACCATAAATAGCTTCTAATTTAGTATCATCAGCTAATTGTTCAGGTGATGCGAATTCAGATCTATCATAGTTTCTGAAACCACCTACTTGTGCCATTTTAATCTTAAAGTTAGCACCTTTCCACATATCAAATGGATTGATTGGTGTTTCATCAGCAAACTTAGGTTGCATAACATCCATCACCTTCTCAAAGATCTTCGCCCCATATTCATATAAGAATACTTTACCATTATTCGCTGGATTGTCAGGATCAGAAACAACACAAATGTTTGACACATAGTGTAAGCGACGCTTACGTTTACGTGCAATTTCTTTGCCTTCCTCAGTTCCATTATTCCATAACTTTGAATTCATTTCCGATACTGGATCATCTTTACCAACAGTAGTTAAACTCTTTTCAACATACCATTGTCCTGTTGGACCTTGAAAGAAGTGATCCCAGTATTTAGCCCAAGGTAAATCATCACCTTCTACGGCTGGGAGGAAGCGAATAACAGCATAACCGTTACCTGCCTTATCGACAGATGGCTTCCACATACGATCGTCTCCGTATGATTCTTTTTTAGTTTCCTTAGCACCCGCGCCAACTAAACTATCCATATTCATTGCTTTTTGTTTTAAATCAGCAAAACCCATATATTTCTCCTATATTATTTATGTATTATTTGTATCATTATTTAAATGTGTTTAATACAATCTTCATAAACTTATCTTTATTGATGTTTAAGAAAGGTTGATATTTAACCACCTTGTTGTAGATATCCGGCCACAAAATTGTTTCCGTAATCTTCCCGTTAGCATCTTCAACGAAACTCGTTAATGCATTAAGGACACACACTGTCTCTAGCGACACTGTATCTTCCAAGTATTTATTTATAAGGACTGGATAGTTATTTTTATATGTAACTAACAATTCATCTAAACTATACTCGGTAAGCTCTTCAAGTTCATTCTTAACATTATAAGATAAACTTTCAATTCGTTTAAGGTAATCAGTATATGTAACTTCATCTCTAATCATATCACCCGGCCATTTATTACCGGCCAGTTGATGAGCAGCAAAATAACCCATTACCTCTTCTTTGGTTTTAAACCTTTTACCAATTTTTGTCAATTGGTATTTATCAGGCCTTCCCCAATATGTTTTTTGATTTACTCTAGTCTTAAATCTATATTTAAATGCATCATACTTAGTATTAAAATGCATGTTGATAGCATGAGCTATTGTAAATGTTTCAAATCCTTCCATCATATATTATATTATATCATACTTTAGGGTAAAAGTAAACCCCTAAATCGGTAAAGTATAAGAAGTTTGTCCACCTTGTATCATATTAAGTTCTCTTGCTTCATACTCAATATGTTGGACAATTTCTTTTGAAACTAATTTCTTAGCATCTCTTAAATCAATTTCATTTTGATCACATAATTCAACAATAGCATCAATGTATTGACAACCCTTATGAGTTCTCACATATGTTTCTATCATTCTACTAAATCCTTTTTTATTAATATCTACTTGCATTGTAATATTACCATATTTTCGTTAATCCTTCCATTTACCTTTTTAGGTTTTGTTGTTAGTTCTTCAATCGCTTTATCAATTTGTTTTACACTTTTCTTAAGTATGATTGGTATCATATCAGTAGGCTTCCTCAATGTAATCTTTGTCGATGATTCCATATCAAAGCCTTTAACTGTCGAGCCTGACACAGTAACGCCGTCTGGATGTGATGAATGTAATACAGTTAATTCTTTATTCTTTGTATTAAATAGATATATATGCATTGCTCCAGGTACCTTTAAAGGATTTATTGAAGTCAGTTTAAATTCACTATTTTGTTTTTGATATTTAAGTTTGGCTACTTGTTTATCCGCCCCTTTAATTTTCTTAATAGTTATTTTACGGATGGCCTTTTTAGTAGCTCTATATGATTCAACATCAGATACAAAACCTTCTAGGATTTTAATACGATCTTTAATTTCCTTTCTAGTTAAATGTGCATATGATTCAAGTATATATTCATCTTTAGCCATAAACAATTTGTAATCATCTAAATATTCATTAATCCAAGATTCAATTTCTTCAAATCGTTTAATGTCATGTACCTGCATTTGTTTGTACAAATTAATCTTTAAAGGTTTACCCCCGGCCAACCAGGCATCTTCAACTAAATAGAGATCTTCCATTACAGTATCAAGTACCTTTTGTTTCATTCTCATTTGAGGCGTAATAACAAATTTATTCTCTTTTGCTTTAGCTTCCTTTTTAATACCATTTAATATTTTATTACCTGGTTTAACTAAATTATTAAATTTATTAGTTAAAAAATCAATTGGATTAGAATAGTTATCAGGGAACTTCATATCTAATTGATGCCAATAACATATAGCAGCAATATGTGAATATGAATATTCATACTTAGGGTTAGCTAAAATAGCTTTTGCCTTACTTTTAGACCAATTCTTTTTAATAAAGTTTTTAGTTACTTCAAGGGCATCCTTTGCGGGGACATCATAATGGAAATACATCTTAAACATATCCCATCCTTTATCTAAAGGGGCTCCTGGTATACCTACCTTTTGTCTTCGCTGTACATGTTTTTTAGCCATAAGCTTCCTCATTCATAGTATCATTCGCGGTATCAATTAAACCAGATTCGTCCCAATCAGCATTATTTTCTTCTTCAGTACCATACATCACTTCAGGAGAATAAGCACCACCATCACCCCATTTAGCAGGTTTAGTTTTATCTAATTTTCTCATCATTTTATCAACCTGTTTAGAGGCAAGTTTTTTATCAGTAGAACCAAAAGCACTAATTAAAGCTAGGGCTTTATCATCAAGTTCAATAACTTCATGCGCAGCCATAGAAATAGCTAATTTAGATGTGCCAGTCATTCTTCGAACTCTAGCTTGATATTGTAATGTTTCTCTTCTTGACATTCCTCTTGTTTCGCTCATATTAATTCCTTTTTTATTGTTTATATAGTATATTATAACATAACTAGCTAACATATGTTAACTATTTTGCAAAATAATTTATTTGTTGCCATGATAATGTATATGTGCTAATTTTCTATTTTCATCTCTTGTTACTAATTCCAAATTAGAAGGATTATAATTAGTATTATTATGATCAATATGGTTAACTTCAAATGCTTGTTTTGCAATTAGCTTTATAGCATCTGGTGTATTGGTCCAATCAACATCATTGATACTAGCCGGAGTTTTAATAGATGGATTTAAAGTATAAAAGACTGCCGTATGTACTTGAATAGTTTTCTTATCATCCATTGTAACCGATGGATATGTATTACCATTTGATGAAAGTTTTCTAGGTTCCTTACCTTTAAATGACCATATATCACCTGTACATTCATCAACACCGTAGTCATGATATTCTTTAATATTAGTTCTCAATGGCTTTATAATAATTTTGAGTTTTTGATCCATTTGTTACATCCTTTTTTATTGTTTATATAGTATATTATAACATAACTAGCGGGAATATGTAAGAGTTTTGCAACTAAATAGGGATACCTTTTAGTATCCCTTAATGGATACCTATTTATTATAGATAGATTGAATATAAGTTTCAAAGGCCTCAACCTTTTCTACTCTATTGGGCCACTTAATATATTCCTTTTCAGGATTAGCTTTAAGGTTATTAAGTAATGGTGTGATTGCATTATACAATTCATCAAGCTTAATTTGCTTTTTATCTGCGTTATCAGCAACACTACTAATAGTTTGTTCCATTTGCTGAACTGAATCCAATTCATTTTCATCTACTAGGGTAAAACCAAAATCAAAGTCAGGCATAATTAACCTCTTTAATACCAAGAGTGAAATTCTCTGCAGCATCTTCTACATATCTTAATGATTTAAATGGAAAATCTTCTGTTACTTTACGCTTACCATCTTTATCTTTAAATGTTATTGAATAGAATGAATGATCACCATCCATCTGTGTAATAATTCGATACACTTTAGCTACCGAACCATCGTCTTTATAATATTCACTTATTAGTTTTGTATTGTTCATCTTTCTCCTTTAAAATTTCATTTTGTCTCATACGATCCATATATGCCAACTTCTGTCTTGGTGGCAAAACTTCTTTAGTGGCTAATTCTTCCTTAAAGCCATGCTTAACATAATCTTCCCATTTCATTACCCATTGGTAACCGTCACCTATTGGTTGTTTGTATAAGCCTGAACTCATCGTATAACACTCCTTCTAATTTATTTGCTTCAATTTCACAAAAGGCTTCATCACCTCTTACGGCCTGTCTAACATGAACCATTTCATGACACATAGTTAGAATCTTTTTATCATTAGATAAATTCTTATCTATTTCTATATCTATTTCATCTTCAAATAAATCATATGTCCATCCCATTGCATTATCATGTTTAAGACAACATTCACTTATAATAATTTTTACACTATATAAGTCAACGAATAACTTCTCAGCACAATATAATGCGACATCACTTAATAATTTATTAGATGAATAAATTACCATTTAACTCCATGGTCCGGATCTATCCTTTGCATATGTACTTAAAAATCTATCACCTTCATTACGTGTTGTGTTAGCATCTTTCTTAATTATACCACACAATGAATCATACTTACCTTGAACCATTGATAACTCCCCTTCAAGACTAATAATTTTTAATTTATCATCATTAGCCTCAATAATAGAATCTAATTTATCATCTAATTTATCCAATCGTGTCATTAAATCATCTAAACTATCACTTATATTTTTCATTTATTTTCCCAGTTAATGTTATATAAAATTATTCCAAATACCAATTAGAGTACTTACCGTAAAAGCATATTGAACTACAATAAATGACTTCATATCTTTTTCAAATCCCATTCTTATAAAAGAATAGTTAGTAACCAAAAAGAAAAAGAATGCAATAGGATACCCAAAGGAGATTAGAAATGCACCCACTAAGCCAAATGATGAACCAATTAATTCAGCATCTATTCTCATGTCCAGAGTGCATTTCTAATTTTAACTAGTCTAACTAACATCTTTTCATCTTGCATTAAGTTATTTCTTTCAATTCTAGTAGATTCGTCTAGCCAAGTCTTTCTAA